TATCAATTAATCAAGAATATGAAAAAAGATTTCAAAAAAAACATAAATCTATGCGTGTAATTAATTACATTAGGTATTGGGCATTTCATTATGATATGCCTGGAGGAGAAATGAAAGCACCACCTCAGTGTATGCCTGACAAATACAAAGCAAATGATTATGTTGTTGCATATAGAAAATATTATAAAGGTGATAAGTCTTATTTTGCTAAATGGTCTAAAGGCACAGGCTCGCCTCATTGGTGGGTTGTGTGATGCTTAGAGCCTTCTTGACAGACGAAACTACAAATGTTATTGTGAATTATGTTTACGCTTATCTAAAAGATAAACCGAAAACAAAGAGAAACATAAAAGCTGCAATATTATTAGCACAAAACGAAATAATTTTGCACATTAGGAAAGGCAAGAAAAATGGAAAAAAGTAAAGTAAATGTTTTATCGTTATTTGATGGTATGTCCTGTGGTCAGATAGCTTTAAAAAACTTAGGTATAGAAGTAGGAAAGTATTATGCATCTGAAATAGATAAGTATGCTATGAAGATAGCGAAGAAAAACTTTCCTGATATAATTCATGTGGGTGATGTCACAGAGTTAGATGCAACAAACCTGGATATAGATCTACTGATAGGTGGATCTCCTTGTCAGGGTTTTAGTTTTGCAGGCAAGCAGTTAAAGTTTGATGATCCGAGAAGTAAACTATTTTTTGAGTTTGTAAGAATAAAAGAAGAGACAAAGCCAAGATGGTTCTTGTTAGAGAATGTAAAGATGAAACAAGATGCTCAAGATATTATTACAAAATACATGGGAGTAAAGCCTATAGAAATAAATTCAAGTTTACTATCTGCACAAAGTAGAAAAAGATTATATTGGACTAATATACCTTTTGATAAAGACATCGAAGACAAAGGCATACTTCTTAGAGATATTCTAGACAAAGAAACAAATGAAGCTGCAGTTCCTATCAACGAAAGAAACGCCAGACATTTCAGAAGAACAGATCAAAAGGGTTTATGTATGACTGCTACAATGTACAAAGGTGCAGGTAATAATGGATGTACCCTGGTCGGTATGGCATCAGATATAAATGGACACGATATTTTAAAAAGAATATATAGTCCTGATGGTAAAGCCCCCACATTAAATAGCATGGGTGGAGGCAATCGTGAACCAAAGGTTGACATAAGTACAGAACATGATATAACTAAAGATAGATGGAGAAAGCTGACAGTCACAGAATGCGAAAGATTACAGACTGTTCCTGTTGGCTATACAGAGGGTGTATCAAATACACAAAGATATAAGATGTTAGGAAATGGGTGGACAGTAGATGTTATTTCACATATATTCAAAGGTATGACTATATGAATATGGCATTTAAGTCTTGGGTTATGGATGAACAAATGAAGGAGGAAGAGGAGCAGCTAATGAAAGAAGAAACCGAAAGAAAAGAAAAAGCAAAGAAAGAAAAGAAAAAGTGCCTCACTTGTAATAATCCTTTCGAAAGCAAAGGTAAGTTCAATAGAGTTTGTAATGATTGCAAAAGAACAGAGTATTGGGGTACAGGAAACGACTACAGGGTGATTGTATAATGATAGAAAAAGAACTAATAAAATTGCTACTTAAAAAAGATTTTTATACAAAAAACAAAGCAAAGTTATCAAAAGAATTATTTACAAATGGCACAGGCGATTTGTATAATACGATAGCAAAGGCACATAAAGACTCTGAAAATGATTTAACTTTGAATGAAGTATCTACATTGTATACTGATGTGGATAATCCAGCTCTTACTAGAGTTGCAAAACAGAATTTTCAATCTTTGATTGAAGATATACAAGATGCATCTTTACCGAATGAAAAGATAGCCAACAACATATTAGAGTCGCTACATAAGCGAAGACAAGCAAATAGAATTGCGGTGTTAGCTACTGAAATCTATAATGGTAAAGATGCAGACTTCACAGAAATAAAAAAATGTTTAGAAACTTCTATAGATGATATAGGAGATGACTATGAATATATTACCTCTGATGTGGGCGAGTTAGTTGAACAATTGAAGGACAACACAAGATTTAAATTTAACCTGAAACCTTTGCAAGAACGGGTGCATGGCGTAGGTGATGGTAATCTTGTGATTATTTTTGCTCGTCCCGAAAGCGGCAAGACCGCTTTTTGGGTTAATCTGATTGCAGGTGTCGGTGGCTTCGCATCTCAAGGTGCTAAAGTTTGTGCTTTGATAAACGAAGAACCTGCAATTAGAACCCAAATGAGATTAATCAATGCACATACAGGTATGACATTTGATGAAATAAAACAAGATACTGCCCTGGCAAATAAGAAATGGGCAGAGATCAAAAAAAATGTTAAGATACTAGATACTGTGGATTGGGATTTAGCTAAAGTTGATGAGTTAGTAGCGAAAGAAAAGCCTGATATAATAGTTATTGACCAACTAGATAAAGTTGGAGTAGCAGGAAACTTTGCTCGTACTGATGAAAAACTTAGGGCTATATACACAGGTGCTAGGGAGATTGCAAAAAGAAACAGTTGTTGTGTTGTGGCAATCTCTCAAGCATCTGCTGATGCACAAGGTAAGCTTGACATAACATTCGATATGATGGAGAATAGTAGAACAGGTAAAGCTGCAGAAGCAGATATTATTATTGGTGTTGGGTACAGAGATAAAGTAGATATGGATAAAAACTTGAGAGGATTAAATATAACTAAGAATAAAATCACAGGTTGGCATGGCATGATACCTTGTATGATTGTACCAGAATTGTCGAGGTATGAAGAATGATAACTACATTTGACGTAGAGACTAGCTTTCAAGTTACAGAAGAAGGTAAATTAGATCCTTCATCTAAAAATCCTGATAACTTTTTAATATCTATGGGATTAAATGATGAGTATATATTTTTTAAACACAGAGAATATCATGGCACACCAAATAGAAAAGCTGTACAAGACATGTTAGACAAAACTACTTTATTAGTTGGCCACAATATTAAGTTTGATTTAATTTGGTTATGGGAGTCCGGGTTTAAATATACAGGTAGAGTATACGATACAATGGTTGGAGAGTATCTTTTAAACAGAGGAATGAAGACAAGTTTAAAATTAAAAGATTGTTGTATGAGAAGAAGCGTTACACAAAAGTCAGACTTGATGGATGGCTTTATAAAAAACAAAACTTCATTTGAGAATGTGCCTATAAAAATGTTAGAAGAGTATGGTAGGTTTGATATTAAATCTACACGATCTTTATTTGATGCACAGATCAAACAATTTAAAAATCCAAAAAATAAACAATTAGTTAAGACTGTAAAGATGATGTGTGAGTTTTTGGTTGTCTTGGCAAAAATGGAAAACAATGGTATTTTCATTGATAATCAAGCACTTTTGCAGGTTGAAAAAGATTTTCAAGAAGAGCATGATCAGCTAAGAGTGCAGCTAGACGAGATAATTTATGAGAAGATGGGTGACACAGCTATCAATCCTTCTAGTCCTGAACAGTTATCCTGGCTAATATATGGTGCTAAAGTTACAGATAAAAAGAAATGGGCAGTACAATTTAATTTAGGTATAGATAAGATTACAAAGAAACCAAAGAAAAGATTTCCATATTCTAAGTTAGAATTAAAAAAGATATGTCAAATGTATTTATGCCCTATATACAAAACAAAAGCAGAGCAATGTAGTTCTTGTAGTGGTAAAGGTTATGTGCAAAAAATGAAAGTAAATGGACAGCCTTTTAAAAATTTAAGTAAGTGTATAGACTGTTCTGCAAAAGGTTTTGTTTATGTAAACACAAAAGAACGAGCAGGATTTGGTGTTACTGCTGACTCTTACATGGATGCTGCAGAAGGTGGTTTTAAAACTGATAAGAATACTTTATTAAAAATAGGCATGAAAGGTAATCAAGAACTAAAAGATTTTGTAGAAAAGATATCCAGGTACAATGCTCTTGATACATATTTAAAAACTTTTGTTGAAGGTATAAAGAAACATAAAACGCAAAGTAATTATTTATTTCCAAACTTTATGCAATGTATTACTACTACAGGTAGATTATCTAGTCGTGATCCTAACTTCCAAAATCAACCAAGGGGTGGTACATTTCCTATCAGAAAAGTTATAAGATCAAGATTTAACAATGGCAAAATTATGGAAATAGATTTTGCACAATTAGAGTTTAGAGTTGCTGTCTTTCTTTCAAAAGATAGGCAGGGGCTACAGGATATAAAAGATGGTGTAGATGTTCATCAGTTTACTGCTGACACTATAGGCTGTGACAGACAGAATGCCAAGGCACACACATTCAAACCTTTGTATGGTGGTATGTCAGGCACTGCAGATGAGAAAAGATATTACGCAGCATTCTTAAAAAAATATCCTGATATAAAAGTTTGGCATGATAAACTGCAAGATCAAGCAATACGGCACAAAGTCGTGACGCTACCTACAGGTAGACAATACGCTTTTCCAAATGCAGAACGCATGCCATGGGGTGGCTCCAGCTTTTCAACACAGATAAAAAATTATCCTGTGCAGGGCTTTGCCACAGCTGAC